TCAGATACAGCAAGCTGATCGTCGCTGTACTTCACAACCAAACGGTTCTGAAAGTAGAAACCAAAGTCCCCGCACGGCACAGAAATCGTGATCCCTGTGTAAGTGCTACCAGACGCTGGAGGCAGGTATCCCTGCTGGGCGAAGCTGAATGTGGTTGTCTGTGAATCCCAAATCAGCGGAGGCAACCCACGTTGCGATGTGAAGTTGGGATGATTGGTGTGCGCCTGAAACGTGCTTCCAGTTGTGTTCGTGAACTGGAACGTGAACGTATTCGCTCCCGTGAGCGTGATGACCTTGCTGCCGTTTACAGCGGTCTCAGCCGTGTTTGCGACCGTGTGCAGCACCGTCACCTCATCTCCGGTCGTATAGCCGTGCGGAGACGCTGTGGTTACGGTAATCGTGCCGGTTGCTCCGTTGGTGATCGCTGAGTTGCTGATCGTGGATGAATACACTGTGGCGTCATATTTCCCACGAAAGATAAACAGCTTGTCCAACGCCTGAACCACGTCACAAACACCTCCTTGAACAATCCCTCTGCCTGCTGGGAACGTGTATGGCCCGAGCAACGTGTCCGTTTCGGTGTTGTACAAGTACATCCGGTCAGTGAACATTAGAACGATGTTGTCCTGACCAGACGCATTCACAAACAAGCCAGATCCCACCATCGTCTGGCTGTTGAGCACCGACTGCGTGATGCGCTTGGCTCCTTTGCGCGGCTGTGCTGTGCCGCGCTGCATCCTGATGTTTTGAGCGTACTGAGCTATCCCCGGCGGTAGATTTGACGGGTCAATCCGGCTGGCAAATCCGATGTAGTTGTTATCGGACTCAACCAGCGTCTGGGTAGCTGCTCCGGGCATTAGTCTCCGCTCTTGACGATCAGTCGGTTGACCTTCTCCATGACCCGTTGCAAGTCATCCTTGAGGTCCATGAGTTCTTGAATGGATGCGCCCTCGGACTCCATCTCGCCATCGTCCTCCCCTTCATCTTCGGAACCATATCCACACTCGGGACATTCGCCTCCGTTCATGCTGCATCCACAATCAGGGCAGGTCTTGCCTTGGCCGCCCATAGGGAAAAGTGACATCAAAATGCTCATACGTCTTTCAGGTTTCTTGCTCCTCCAACAACTCTAAAACTGACATTCTTCAACATCCCTTGCTTCAGTGGCGCAAACTCCTTGAACGCCGCCTGAGTCAGGTCAATCGCATCATTTGCCCACTTGGCCGGACCGTTGTCGATCAACGGAACCGTGATGGACTTGTCTCCAACCGTGACGATCACTTTGGTGTGCCACGGTATCCTTGGTGTGAAAGCTAACGGACTTCCTTTCGTCGAGCCATGATGGCCGACCACAGGTAAGGCACAGCCCATGCAATCAGGATTGCCAGCAGTGCGAACACCGCTAGCGGTCTCACCGTTGTCGTCCGGGTCATCGTCACCCCCAAACCACGTTGCGGTGGCGTTCTCAACGACGATGTCATCGCCATCTACGAATGCCTCAAAAGACCAGCCTTCCTCACTGGGGAGTTTTCTCATTCCTAACCACGTCCAAAAGGCCAAAGACCGCGATAATCGTTTGAGCAATCGCACCACCCACCCCGGTCGAGTAGAGGCCGATTGCTGCGCCGATTTTGGCAAGGCCGAGCCACGTTGACGGTTGCTTTGCATAATCCTTGATCTTCATGGGTTTCTCCTTTCTTCAGTGTGGCTCAACAAGCGTTCCCAAAGGGCTTTCCTGTCCAACTCACACTCTTTGATCTTCTGATAGAGATAGTACACCGCCGCACACGAGAAAGTCAGCGACAAACCTTGGTTTAGAATGTTCTCACACAGTTTGCTGATAAGTGCTTCCATAAGGCTACTGGCAGTTCCAACGCTTGAGTGCCGCAGCTTTTCTGGTTGGCTTGCCGCTGGAGTCCTTCATGGGCCCCGGCATCCCGCTCATCCTCGCGCAAAAGCTCTTCTTACGAGCCGCATCAGACTTGGTCTTGGGATTTGGAGCAGGAGCCTTCAGGTTGCTGCCGGTTTCACGGTTGTACTTGGCTCGTCCTTTTGCGGTAAGTCCTGCTCCTTTGGAAACAGGCAGCTTCTCGCCACGTCCAACCGACAGAGATACGTTCTTCTTTGGCATTACGCTTGATCTGGTTCAGGTGGCGGAGGAATGAACTGACCGTTGACATAGGACCAGCCAATGCCAGCACCAGAGTCACCAACAGCAACGAACTCGCATCCCTCAGGTGGCTGACATGGAGTTACTCCATCCCACATGATCGTGTTCACGACCAGCGCATCTTTAACAACAGCGTAGAGTTGTACCATAATTAGAAGTAGGTCGTGATGATTGCAGCTCCGGGTCCGCCAAGTCCGCCAGCTCCAGAGTTTCCAACATTGTCAAGAGAAGCAGATCCACCGCCTCCACCGCCTCCGGGGAATCCTCCGTTTCCTCCAACTCCTCCGTTTGTGGTCGTGGAAGATCCTCCGCTTCCTCCACCGCCAGCACCAACAGGAGTTCCGTTAGTCGGAAGAGATACCATGGATGTTCCGTTACCACCGTTACCACCGTTGTTTGCTCCAGCCGTGCCGCCCGCAAGGTTGAGCATATTGAAGCGGCCACCAGCAACTCCAGCGGCAGTTCCGTCTGCGGCGGTTATGCCAGACCCAGAAGCACCTGCTCCAGAAGCAATCGTTGCCGATGATCCAGTCCCAGAAGGAATACCAGAAACGCCCTGACCTCCTGTAGTAGAAGCAGCACTTCCGGTGTTTCCGTTTACAGATCCACCTCCACCAAACCCGGTTGTTGCAGATCCAGCTGATCCTCCGTTTCCTCCAAGAAGCGTCAACCAACTGCCAAACGACGTTGTGCCGCCTTGTCCACCGTTGCTCCCATTGGTGCTGTTTGTCGTTTGAGAAGCTCCACTTGCTCCTGTTCCACCAATCAGAACGGATTCAGTTGATCCAAGAACAGAAGCGTCAAGAGTAGCCTCCCAATATCCGCCAGATCCGCCTCCACCACCTCCGCATCGAACTGTTCCTGCTGCACCTTTGCGGCCTGATCCGCCCCCTCCTCCGCCAGACCACAACTGAACTTTCACCGCCCGTGCTCCAGCAGGCTTCGTCCACGTTCCGCTCGAAGAAAACGTCTGCACGTCCATGACTGGCTTCAGGTAATCCGTTCCAGCCACCGCAATACTGGGAATACCAGTCACAGCCGTGTTCTTGAGCAACCCAGTCTGAAGCGAAGCAAGCACCTGACCGTTCAAAGCCTTGACACCGGGACTTGGATAGGTGCCGCTAAGATCTCCACCAGCCGCGCCAGTCGGAGTACGCACGTCGCTCAAGCGGGGATCATTCCCTTCGCAGGCCGTGCTGCTTGAGCTTCCGTAAGTGACAGCAATCGTGCCGCTGTCCGTGATCGTGCCACCACTCAACCCAGTTCCCGCAGTGATGCTCGTGACAGTTCCAGCCACCAGCGTCGTCTGACTTGCGCTCGTGATGCGACCAAACTGGTCAACCGTGATGACCGGGATCTGACTCGTGGACCCAAACGAACCAGCAGCAACACCAGAGGTTGCCAAAGCAATCGTTCCAGACGCCGCGATAGTGCCACCTGTGAGCCCCGTGCCAGCCGTGATGCTCGTCACCGTACCAGCACCAAGGTTGGCTAACGCCTGCACCGCTGTGCTCGCTCCTGTGCCGCCCTTGCTGACGGGCATGATGCCAGCAATGTCGGTTGTGCTGATAGCGATTGTTTGCGCTGTTGCTCCAGTCACCCTGCCGTACTGATCCACCGAGATCGACGGGATCTGAGCAGAAGAGCCATACGTCCCCGCAGCGATGCCAGAGGTTTGCAAAGCGATAGTACCGCTTGCGATGATCGTGCCTCCGGTCAAGCCAGCGCCAGCCGTCACAGACGTGACTGTGCCAGCGTTCCTGACCAGCGACCGAGGTGCAGTCTTGGTGATGCCGCCTTGATTCAGCACGATGCTGTCTGAGTCTGAGACAGCTACTGCTACTGGTAGTTCTGAAATCTTTACGTCAGACATGGTGCGTTAATTTAGATCTTCTCCCATCCAGTTGGCTCAATCCAAACATAGTTGTTGCCATCTTGTGGACATGGTGATGGAGCGTCCCATAAACATGTTTCTTCATTTAGAGTCCAAGATGCAAATGGTTGCGGAGGAATAAATGCATCTTTTTGAGCATCATACGTGTATCCTGCTCCAGCAAAATTCTTTCTTAATGGACTTCCTCCAAGGATATGAACTCCGCCCCTTGTGTTGTAAGATGTTTGAATCCACTCTCCGGGCGACTCGTCAACAAACGAGTTAAAAAACTCCGGCTCTGCAACAATTACTCTTGCAACAACACCGTTAACTACTTTTGCAAAGTGTCCCATAATTACGCAACAAATGTTCCTGAAGTTGTAAACGTGTGAATAGTATAGCCTCCGCTTGAGGTTATTGTTCCTCCTGTGCCTCTTTGCGGTCCAAAATAGCGAATAATTACAACGCCAGATCCACCAGTGTTTCCCGGACCATTGTTTGTGCCACCACCTCCGGCGCCTCCGCCGGTGTTGGCTGTTCCACTTGCGCCTGCGTTGACATAGGTTCCACCGGCGCCACCACCTCCAGATCCAGCGCTTCCGACGGATCCAAATTGAGTACCACCACCACCACCGCCACCTGCTCTAGTCACAGATGACCCAGTGATAGATGACGCAACACCAGCGCCTCCAGCTCCACCTGATGCATTTGTAGATCCCCCAGTAGTAGATCCAGCGCCACCAACTGCTCCAGCACCACCACCTCCACCCGGTCCTCCGGTTGTCCCGTACCCTTGACCTCCAGCAAATCCTTGGCCGGATGTCCCCGCTCCACCTGCTCCAGTAGTGCCTCCACCCCCAGACCCTCCGCTTGTAGGGGTTGTTGTGTTTCCAATCGATCCTCCAGCACCGCCACCTGTTGAGGAAATGCCAAAACCGGAACTTGTGTTTCCGGCTGCTCCGGCTGCACCGCCAGCACCAACTACGATTGAATACGATGCTCCGGCTGAAACCGTTGGTCTGGATTCAGCAGATGTTCCACCGCCAGAATTTTCGCCAACAACAGAAGACCTGTATCCGCCTGCTCCAGCTCCTGATCCCCAGTTTGCTGCTCCTCCGCCACCTCCTGCAACAATAATGTACTCTACAAGATAATTTCCAAATTTAACCTGAGAACCTGCTGAGTTAGCAAAAGGCAAACTATTCCAAGCTGTTGTACCATCACCTACCTTAAATGATCCTTCTGATGTATCAATCCCAAGTTCTCCAGAAGAAAGCACTGGATTTGCTGATGTCCATAAAGCCGATGTGCCTCTACGCATCTGAATTAACCCACCAACCGCAGAAGGAGATCCTCCGTCAATGTTTGAAACGGTCTGAGCCGGATGAACGTGGTCAGCCCTTGCGTAAGTCGTAAGGCTACCAATCTGGCCTGTTCCAGACGCAACAAGAGGAGTGCTGCTGCTGGCGGCAGGAACTACCTGAGCCGGATGAACGTGATCCGCCCTTGCGTAAGTGAGCGACGTTCCCACAGCAGCCGTTCCTGCAATCAGCGGAGTCGTGCTGGATGGCGTTGGGCCTGCGCTGATCTCAACGTAGGTTGATCCAGTCCAGCGATACGTCAGGTTCGTGTCCAGCGTAACGTAGATCTTCCCAGTCTCTCCGGGATTTGGAAGAGCGGCATAGTTTGCAACTTCAATTACGTCGTCAACGTAGCTTGGCAACTGACCAGACGGGACTTTCCCAGACCCATCAAGCGTAGCAATCCCTCCTGATGTTCCTGCCGGAAGCTGAATTAGTGGCACTTTTGCTGTTCCATCAAGAGTCGCAAGACCGCTTGCGCTTGCCGTGTAAAGCTGGCTAAGCGGAACTTTGCCATTCCCGTCCAAAGTGGCATACGAGCCAGTCGCCATGTTTGGAAGCTGACTCAACGGAACAAGCCCAGAAGCATCCAAGCTGGCCACACCAGAGCTGACACCAACAAGAGATAGTGGAACCCCTCCAAGAGCAGCCAAAGCCCCGCTTGCTGTGCCGGAACCAGTGCCACCGCTGGCGATGTTTAGCGTGCCACCAATCGTCAATGTCCCAACGTCAACAATAGGTCCACCAGTCAGAGACAACCCAGTGCTTCCGCCGTCTCCAGAAACGCTTGTGACTGTTCCGCCAAGTCCAGACGCCACTGGAACCGTGTTCGCTGTTATAACACGTCCCTTGGAGTCAACCTGAACGATCGGGATGCGGCTGGACGATCCGTAGGTTCCCGGAGTCACCGTTGGAACTGTAGCAAGCGTTGCAGCCAAAGAGCCAATCCCAGATCCAGTAACGTCACCCGTTAATGTCGTTGAAGGCTGCTGGTGAACATGGTCTTCGCGAGCAAACTTGTCGGAGTTCCCAACCGAAGGCGTTCCAGTAGGCAGCGGCGTCGCTGTAGCAGCTTGAGGGATCGGGATAGAAACAGAAGCAGCGTTCCCAATACGTCCCTTCGCATCGATGGTGATCTGAGGAACAACCGTCGCAGATCCATAGATCCCGGCAGTGACTCCAGTGTTCGTGAGAACTGGGTTTGGGTAGCTGCCAATCAAGTCGCCTCCAGCTCCACCAGTAGGGATTCTGGAGTTGGAAAGACGAGAATCGGCACCATCACAAGCCGTTCCAGCAACCGTTCCAATCTGAAGAGCCCCAACTTGGCTTTGGTTCCCAACAGGAAGACGGGCGTTGGAGATCGTGCCAGTCGTCAGATCCGCAGCATTCGTAGTCTTGAAAAGAGCGGCTGCTGCTTTTTTGGTGGCTCCATCTTGCACCACAGGCACTGACTCCGTGCCAGCCAGACTTGTTGCTGATGGAAGTTGAGAAATTTTATCGCCCATAGTTATCCGATAACAATACGTTCGCTGCTTTCAGTGTTCAAAATATCTCCAGTTTCAGCGAGCAGCCTATCGCCCAACGGAGAAGCTACAGCCTTTTTCGTGAATTTAAAAGTCTGAAGATTACCTTTGACCTCAATTCTTGCAAAATTCTTACTGAACGGAAGTGCGGTGTTGATGTTCCGCTTTCTGATGAACTTGGTGATCATGTTAGTAGGTGTACGCCATGTTCATTCGCTGAGTCTGTCCCTGCTGCCGGATCAGCACATCAATCTGCTGCTGCACAGCCATCTCAGCCAGTTGATCCAGAGGCATCGCTTCTTCAGCGCGTCCTTCTGAACGCATGAAGTCTGCTGCAATTCCGTTCACGAGGTAATCTTTGAAGCGCATTGGGATCTCTACCTGCTTCCAATACTGGCTGTTGTTATTCGGAGAAACACCCACGCCAGCAGCAGAAACGCAGTTCCAAAAATTGCCAGTAGTACCCAGTTTTTTATCCGATGGTATGTATCCACTGCTTTGTTGAGTGTTGTCCCAGTACACCTGTGATCCAACGGAGTACGCCAAACCAGAGTCGTACTTTGATCCAAACACCCAAGGTTGCACTGCCCTAACCAAAATGTACTTCATCCCAGAGTTACTGAACCTCAGGATGAACATGTCGTTGTTTGAGAACAGATTGCCAGTCTTTAGGTCCGGGAAGTTCTCAATGATGTACGGCTCTTCAGCGATCTTGGTCGTCTTCCGAGGATCATTGCTGTACGCCCCGATCGTCTGGCCCTGCACCACAACCACGCACTGCTTGTTCTTGCCGAAGATGACCGTGGATTGTGGTCCAAAGCTGCCTTGAATCTGAGGCGTTCCCCACGGCACCTGAATGGTTATGGACGTGATGTAGTCGCCAACGTCATCCGAAGAAGTCGTGTACGTGAAGCTGGAGTAATCGTTGGCCGCAGAACTCACCAAATCGCCATCATCTGTCAGGATGTAAAACGGGTTGATGATGCTGACGGTTGTTGAGCCAATCCCACCCTGCTGAAACAGCTCTCCATCAAAGTCCTGAAGATAAACCCTGACATGATCAGTGTTCAGCGCAAGAACCAGCGGAATGGTGTCTTCTGCGTTCTGCTCGTACAAAGGATCTCCATTCTCAGTCCACAACTCGTTCCCGGCTTCCGTTAATAGCTCGATCGGATCAACCGTGACAGTCGTGATGGGAGTTCCCGGCCACGTCTTATAGTACGTCTGGATGTCCGGCCACTCTTCGCGGTCCCAGATAATCCCAATCCTTCTGTTGGCAAAGTCCCGTATCGTGCTAAAGCCCTTGTCGTTCAGCGTAGTGCGATCCAGCCCAATAAGCTGGCACACCTCTGCAAGAATCGTGCTGAACGGGACTGTTTTCATTTAGTAAACGGTACGGCTCCGAGGGCTGGAAGACGGAACCCAGCCTACACTAATGTCTTTGGTTCCACCAGAGTTTACACGGCACTCAGGATTATCCCGCAAAAATTCACGCATGAACGCCTTGTCGTCCCAACAGCCATATCCCAATTTCTGGCCCCAAAAATGAAATGCCGTCGCCGGAATGCTGGCAATCTTTTGCCCAAGACCGTCAACTGACTTGTGCCGCATCTGCGTGTATTTAGCGGCCTTCTTGGCGTCGATTGCTGCGTCAACCCGATTCTTTAACCAGCCTTGGCGAAGTTCCTTCTCAAGCTGGACCGACATGTCTCCGTCAATTTCGATCATAAAGAAGTGTCGGTGCTCTCCCGACAGTCATACCACTTTGGCAGGTATCGCTCATTGAGATCAGATGTCCCCCGGTCTCTCCCGGCGTCACACCACGGTTAGCGCAAGGTGTCGCGCAAGAGATCCTACGAGCTGTAGTCAAACTTTCCAAGCCCCAACGGATTGCCAACCACGAGGCCAGCAACCGCTTCGATGAGGCGAGCAGGACCGCCACCGTTGTCGGGCAGCGTCTTGACCTGAGCCACGTTCCCACCGTAGCGAAGCTCGATGAGGTTCATGTTCAGCAAGAGCCCTTTGTAAGGGGTTTGCGTCCACACCCCAGCGGAGATCGTTCCGATGAAGGTGGAGGGGTGGAGACGAACCGTCCCGAAGTCGCCTTGGAACACGTCCATCGCTTGGATGTAGGTGTCCGCAGCAGCGTCACGTTGGAAGGTCTGCACTTTGGTCGCACCGGACCCAGTCACGCCAGCGGTGGAGGTCGTCGTCAGCGAGGTCGTCCCCAGCAAGCTGGTGAACGCACGCTTCAGATCGGTCCCAACCACAGCGTCAAACGAGGCATAGTGCCCGGTCTGGTCGTAGATCGACTTGAGCACGCCCTGCACAGCCACGTCCGTCAAGGAGCTGGAAGCACCAGTCAGGATCGAGGTCGTCGGAGTGCGGAAGATCGAGGGCACGTCACCGGGGGTAGCCGTCCCAGTCCCAGCGTTGCTGATCCACGTCTGCAACCCAGCCGTGAGGTAGGGAACAGAACCGTTGTCAGCTTGCGCTGTCTGGTTGGACGCCACGATGGCTTCCAAGTCACGCTTGATGCCAGTGATCGCCTTGCTGACGTTGTCAGCCAGCTCATCACGCACACCAGCCACGTCAGCGATGTCCTGCGTCAGGTTGGACACACGGACCACGCGACGCCGGATCTGAGCGTAGTTGGCGAGTTCAGCACGATACCCAACCACGTAGTTGGAGTAGTCGCCGGACACCACGTCGGTGCCGTCAACGATCCCCGTCACAACGGGCTGAGGAAGGGAGTCAGCCTGCCAGCGGAAATACATATTTCCGGGCTTGCTGCCCTTGCGGGCCATGGAGGTAATAGGCGTGTCACGAGCGTCCACGAGGGCGATCATGTCAGCCAAGTCTTCGCGTTTACCGCGACCGGTCAAGTTAGGTTCAGTAAGTAATGGCATAATTGTCTTTCTGGTTGAATGTGGCGGGCTTTTACGCAAAGCCCATTGCTTTTACCAAGTCTTTGATGCCTTGCTGATCTGAGCTGTTTTTGACAAAACGTGCCTTAGCTTTTGCTAGGTCGTTATCTGAACTTGCAGACATAGGAGGCGCTTTTGAAACACCGGGCTGGACGGGAGCCTTTTTGATTGGGGCAGCTTTTTTAGGCTGCGATGACCGTTCAATGTGCGCTTTTGCACCAAGAACCATCAACCCAACAATGTGCTTCCAGTCAGAACGCCTCTTCTTGATCTCTGGGAAATCCCTGAGAACTATTTGAGCCATCCTGTACTCTTCCGTTTCGGGTTTTGTGTACCACGGAAAATCAGACATCGCTTGCGCGTCATGCTGTATCTGGTTTTGAAGATACTGAAAACGAGCAGGCAACTCTATTTCTTTCCGTTTGATGAACACAGATTTAGCCGCTCTCACCTGCTTGTCGGACAGTTCTTTTTCTGTTCCGTCAGGCAACGTGATCGTGCCTCCATCTGCGTTCTCCTCACACCACAGCAGATAATCGATGGTCTTCTTGTACTCTTCCTGTAGTTTTTCAGGCGTGTCGATTGACTCGACAAAGTCTGAGTACTCAGGCGCTGGTGCAGGAATAGACATCTTCGTCTGTTGAAGCTCGTTATTGAGCTTCTGAAGCATCTGCTTGTGCGCTTCAAGTTCAGCTTGGGCAGCCTTCTTCGCAGCAACAAGTTTGTTGATGCGTTTTTGGACACCCTTTGTCAAAGAACTCTCATCAGCTTCAGGCTGATCGGATTCCCCCTCTTCCTCTTGTGGAGCTTCGTCACTCAACGATTCCACAGCGGCTTCAGGTTCTTCCTTTTGCTGCCCCTCTACGGCTGGGGCCGCCTCCTCCTCGTCGAGGAATCCCGATTTAAGCAAGTCACTCAGACTATGCTCATCAAGATGACCGAGTTTATCAGCAACGGGTGTTTGGACTTCCTCCTGAGCCCCGGACTCAGGCTGTGCTTCAGTTTCTGTATTCATGCAATAAGGTTGCAAGTCCTCTACTAATCAAGCCAGTAACGCTGGCAGGCCCGTTGTTGGCGTTATGCCAAATCTTCTTCAGGAGTCAAGCCATTTAATTGTCTTGCTTGCTTACGAAGCTCAATAAGAGACGACAAGACATAGTTTATGCCATCAGCTTGTCCGCAAAAATGCGCCCTATCTTCATTTGAGATGCCGTGTGCTATCGCCTGAAGCACAAGAGCGTTTTGCGTGTCCTGCAAGAACTTCAACACCTCTGTAAAAATCAAACTTGTGCCTGCAAATCCAAACGCTTTCTTCTGGTCTTCAGTAATCATTGTGGGGTATTCGGGCTAACGCCAATCCTTCCAATCACAGCGTTCTGCTGCTGCATGATGCTCATGTTCAGGCTCTGCATGTACTTCTGGAAGAGTTGCTGGAAGTTCTCGTCCTGCTGCAACGCAGCCTGAGCTTTCGGATTGGACTGCATGACTTGTTGCGCGTACTGCATCTTGGTCTGTGCAGCCGGATCGTTCTCCTGATACAACGCCTCGTTGCCCAAAAGCATCATGCCAATGTCGTTCTGGACATCCTTGAACATCTTCTGGCTTGCTTGATCTTGGTTCATAATGAGCTGATCCGCCACTTCAGGCGCAATCGCTCGAATCATCATCTCAACAAGAGCGTTGGAGTTCAAAACACCACCAGAATCGATCTGCTTGATGGAAGTCAGGAACTGGATCTTTTTCGCAACGTACTCCTTGTCCATGTCCATGACATCGAACCGAAGATTGAAGTCGAACTCGTTGTGGATCTCGCTCAACGCCTTAGGCAACTGCCCGTTTGTGATGCGCTGGATCTCTTCTGGGGCCATGTACTGGCAGCACAACGAGAACATCTGACGAAACACGCTGCGCCACGACAGTAGCCAGCTATTGACCAGCTTCTGCTGCAACAACTGCGTCTTTTGAGGAAGCACGTTAACGTTCACTGTACCGAAGTACGCAGCATGGTTGGCCTCCACACGCTGGATCAGGTTGAACGCCACGTTAGGCTCACGAGCAGGTGGCTCCATGAAGCTGTAGTCGCTCTGGCTGACCACAGGCAGCGAGATGCCCGGTCCAACCCGGTTGATTGCTCCTACTCGCTTGACGACCTTGATGGGCGGAAGTGTGCTGAACGCCGTGTGATCTCGGATCGAGTCGTGTTGCGCCTTGATCTCGTCCTGATCTGTAGAAGCAAGCTCAGGAATGCCACGAGTATCCACAACTGCACGACGGAGTTGTTCTCGCCGGAACTCAACGAATGGATACTCTCCATGTGCATAATCAAGACGTTCATGTTTTGCCCAAGATGCGTTGTCTTCGGTTCTGTCACTGGCTGCCTGAGGACAGATCACCGTGTAATAAATGGCGGGCGCATTGCCGTCCATCGACTTGGTGTAGCAGTAAACCACCTCCACCATGTTCATGTAGTTGATCCCGTTGTAGACAAGCATCGTTGTCGTCGGCAACAGGTTCAGGTTGTAGTAGGTGCTGCTCTTTCCGATCTGCTGGAGGGCGCGTTCCACCCAATCCGGGTTCCAGCCCTCAGTCGTCACCTTCTCGCGCAACTCAACCTCGCTCATCCACGTTCTTCTGAAGATGACACGGCTTCTCTGAAGATCCGCTGTCTCAGGCGGGAAGATAATCTCGTCCCAAGGCTTCAACGCCACAATCTCAGGCAGGTTTTTGCTGACGTACTCTTCGTCTCTAGTCGTCATTCCGGTCTCGGCCAGCTCGCGAACCATCCTTTTAGCCTCATCTGCACTCAAATCAGGCACTGCAACCTGCAAAATCTCTGCGGCTTCCTGTTGAGAAGTCATGATAAGGTCAGGCAACTCCTGCAAAACCTGACTTCCAGACTGCGCAGCAAGCTCAATGACCTGCTGCATTGAAATATCCTGAGTCCGTTTGCTGATATTTTGCTGCCAGCCTACAAAAAAGGCGCTCCAACCGTACTGAAGCGCATATTGAGCCGCCAACTCCGCTTCTTTCAGAAGCTGCTGTGGCATTTTGTTGTCCCGAATCCACTTCATCAGCGTTGTCGCGATGCTTCCCCCCGTTATGTCCTTCAAATCAGTTCCAGTGACACGAATATCAGCCTTCTGAAAAGCCGTAACCAGCAACGCAGACAACTCGTTGCAACTTGAATCGATCAAACGGTTACGAACATCACTGGCTCCCTCAAAAGGCCACGCAGGACTGCCGTCTGGACGGTTCTCAGAGTGTTTCTTGCCGTCATCCGTCTGTCCGGGCCACCTCACAAACCGGATATTGTCGAACTTCGTGACCAAATTGCCCTGACTGGCGTTGATCATCGCCCGGTTGTACTCGTTAAGCAACTCCCCAACATGTGGGTTGTCGGAGGCAATAGCCAAAAGATCGGTCTTGGAATCCATAATTATCAGTAGCTGCCAATCGTTTGGAGCCGTTTCATCTGCTTATCCCAGTCCGGCCCACCAACATGTCTTGGTTGCATAACCACCAAATACCCTAAAGCATCAATCGGATCTTTACAAGCACCCTTCTGTCCGTCTTGTCCAGTCCATTCTCGCATGGAGTATATCAAGTTCTGGCAAGATTCATGTATCATTAGCTTGGGATGGTTCTTCCCATGTACCACAGGCATTTCCCTGTCGTAACAAAGCAGATCGTTGATAATCAAAACACGCTCATCCACTGTCACGGCAGCAGATGGCACAAAATGTAGTGGGCTTTCCACGTCCAACATCAAATCCAACAGAGTAACGCCACCCTCTTTGCTGACTGACTCTGTCCCGGCACTCCTCGGGTCAATGTAGCGTTCAGCGATCTCTTCCCGTTTTTTGGTCTCTGTATGCGTCTCCAGTGCCCACACCAGATTCGTGTACTCTTCTACCCCTCGTCCTGCTCCCTGTTTCTGTGCTGGCCCCGGCTTTCCGTCCGGCTTCTCGCACGGCAACGACCATTCGCCATACGAGATGTCGGGCCATTCCCGATACACCCAAATCACTCCAGCACTGTCCACTCTGGCCCAAAGCATGAACCAGTTCCGAGCCCCAGCAGGATCACACACCATGTAGTTCGTGCCATCTGGACAGGCTTCAGTCACTGGTTCATGGAAGATGTTCTTGTCGCTGAATAGCGGAAACTGGCTGCCAGCAGTCTGTTCAGCCCAGCCATACGCACGGATCTTGATGTCATGCGTGCTCCTTGTCTTAAGCGTGTGCTTCATCCGTTCCCAGTTGTTGTACGGGTTCAGCTTGCTGTGGAACCAAATGCAGGCGTGCCTGCCATAAAGACTTTCCGCAGTGTAAGGCATGTTGCCGGGTGGCACTCCCACCACGTTGGCGTGCGGCAAAAGCTCGGACTCACGCCAGCTCGTAAACTTGCTGCTCGTGATAAACTCCTTCACCGTCTGCGTGTACCCAAGGATCGGCGTGAACGTCACCAGCAACTTCCCGTTCCTTGTCACAAGCCGGTACCGTAACGTCTCCAGCCAATCCTGAGGCACCAACTCGTCACACCAAATCATGTCCACTTCACCACCCTCAATCACCTTGATGTCCTGAGCGTAGTTCAAAAACCAGATCTGGTTCTTCTGGAAAACCGCTGTGTTGTCACTGAACCCGTTCTTCTGTGTCCAAGACACCTGCGTGAGCTTGTTGCGCTTCACCTCCTTCAGTTCCGAAGGCAGATACTTGTAGATGACGTTCTGCTGATAGCTGATACTCGTCATGTTGGTCGTGTGCAAACACCAGATGTTCAGCCCACGCCGCTCAGTCTTCTCCCTGACCCATGCCGGGGTGTTCCCACTGGGGTCATGCCCAACAAACGCCTGAACCACCCTCTTGGCCGCATACTCCGTCTTGCTGGCCCGGTTCCCGCCAAGGATCAGTAGCTCGTTAAACTTCCCCATCAACTCGTCGGCATCCTTCCACGCTGGCAACTCAGTCCCGTACCGATACGGATCTGTCTGTTCAGCCACAATCCTCTGCTCCCGCATGACAAACATCTCGATCACCTTGTCGGGACCCATGTTGTCAATCATGCGCTTACGCTCGTACACCGTGGGATTCGGCATGATCGGATGATCCCTCAACGGAAACTCCAAAATCTTCTTCTCCAACTCAATTTTTTGTTGATCTTCCATGTGAACCTTGTACTTTTTGTCTCGCAACCAATAGGAGGTTGCCGCCTATGCCCTGCCAACCTGAAAAAAGGAAGCACGGCAGACATCAGAGTGTCAAGTGAGCCTGCTTGACTTAAAAATGCCAGTGGCCTCAAAACTGGCGAGTACTCACAGTCATACCCCGCGAGAGAGGGTGGCCACCTGTTGAAAGGGTAGCTCTGTATGCCTCATGACTGTGCCAAATGCGACGACGATGGACTCACCGGATGGATCGTTCGGTTTCCCTTGCTCAGAGTTTTTATAGTACACCCCTAGAAGTAAGCAGCAATGCCGAGTCTAGGGGTTACTATGCTCTGAACTCAGGATCTTCCGTCTGGATTGTTGGTTTCTTCGTAGGTTCCGTCAGAGGGACCGAAGAAGAAACAAGCCACTGTAGTAATCATAAAACTCTCTTCGAGAGCCCCTTAAAAGGCTCTCGACAAGAAGAAAAGCATAAGAGAAGAAAGCCAAGAGCCAAAACAACACAAGTCACTTGAGCCAAGTCAACTAGGCCATGACTTAATCGACAAACGTGTTGTAAGCCGACTGCTGGCTTCGCTGGCCACCTTGCTGGCTTTAGCGACCAAACACCTTCTTGAGCACCAGATGGCCGCCGCTCACCGCGATACGCTGGCCGCACTTGACGCTCTTGCCACCAACATAAACCACCCCCTGCGTGTCGGTATCAACATACCGCTGATTGGCAAACATACGAGTCACTCGACACTCGTACACCCCACTCCCGCCAGCCGCAATCCTCCGCTCCAACTCCCTCGGCAACTCCGCCTGCTGTAGCTGTGGCTGCGTCTGTGGCTCCTCCACGGTCTGCGCCTGCTCTAGCGGCTCCACAGGCGGCTCCACAACCTCAACAACCCCGTCCAAGAACCCTTTCCGAAACACCACACGTTCCCCGCTAAAGGCACGCCGACGAACATAATCCACGCCCTCAACCCACTTGGACAAATCATAACCATCACCAAAACGCTCACGAACCAACTTACAAGATACAGTAAATGACATAAGATGTATAACACCACCTCATACACAGCCACACACAGCCACGCAAGAACACACAGAGGCTACGCGCTGAAGGGCTGACGCGCTGGCGGCAGGGGCTCAAGGCAGGAGCGCAGGTGGCTACGCGCTGGCGTGCTCCACGGGCATGGTCGCGCTGGCGTGCTCGGCAGAGCCTCGCGTTTGCGCAGAAAATTGTAGGGGAGGGGATGAGTCAACGTCTGCTTCGATCCGCGATTCCCGGACCCCCTCCCCCCCTTCTGATTTCCAGTTTTGCTTTTCCCTTCCTGTTCCTCCCGGTTCCGGCCCGTTTCTCTCTAAAAACCCCACTCCATTTGACTGCTGTAGTATTCCGTTATCGCACAACCCCCTGATGTTCAACACCTTACGCAAAGCGAGCCAAGCCGTCTTGGGTGGCTCAGGTTGTTGTTGGCATGGAACCCCGTCGGCGTGCTACCGGGGGACGCTGGTGGGCTGCGAGGGGCGGTCGGGAGGGGATCGGAGGGGCGCTCGGGAGGGCGCGGAGTTGAGGCTAGGGGTGGCGACGCATTCCCTTCCCATAGGGTAGGACACGCATGTCCCACCCTTCCGCATTCGCCCTTCGCCTCGCCCGCATTCGCCCGCATTCGCCTTGTCGCTCGCCTTCGCTTGTGGCTTGTCCTGTCTCGCTTGGCTTGGCCTTCCTTGCCTATCGTGCTTTTTTTGCCTAGCTGTTTTTGCCTAGCAATCGGCACAAAAAAACCCCACCTTTTTGGGGTGGGGCTGTTTGTTTGGAGCGAATCAGCTTAGTGTGTGCCGAACCAGAACCGTTGCTTCAAAAGTCGCTTGTACCAAGGGAGCGCCGCGAAAGCTGCGGCATCCGCTTTGATTTGCGCCTTGGCGCGCTCGCTTGCTTCTTGCTTGGCTTGGCGAGCCTTTGCGTAGAAGAGATCTTCCTTGGTTGTCTCGATAAGTGTCTTTTTGAGGGGGTTTGCGTCCGAATAAGACTCAAAGAGAGCGAGGTCGGCTTCGAGCTTTGCGATGGTAGGGTACATAGTTTTTAGGGTTTTTAGGCGTCGCTTCGTTGCGACAGGGAAGAGCATGGAGCAACCTTGTCACAAGTGGAAGGTTTTTTTTCGTTTTTTTTCATCACCCCGCAACCCTTTTGTTTCCAGCGTTTGCAGCCATCCTCCTCACGCAAAAGAGGCGACCCCTTGTGAGGATCGCCTCTTGCGCTTGTCTCTGTTGCTTGTCCTAGCTCATCAGGGTTGTCGTTATCTGCGTGCTCTGCGAGAGATTTCCAGATTCGCCGCCGCACCTATTCCATGCCAATTCTTCGGCGTGCTCATGGCTAAACGCCCGCACGAAAAACGATTGAGGCTCGCAATCCCCTTCTGTGATTGTCACAAGATAGGTTTTCAGGTTCTGCCTCATTCTCCCCTCCTTTCTCCGGGGAGACACCCCCGCACACTCACCCAAGCTCCTAGCATTGCCGCGAGCGTGAGCAGTCCCCACACCCATGCCTCACCTGTACCTCTGGCAATGCTCAGTTGTGCAATGTCCCAGAACGCCAATCCGAGACAGCCTGAGAATCCGATCAGTTCGCTTGTTTTCATTTCGCTTCCTCCTTTCTTTCTGCGGGATACGCATCCAAACACTCCCCGCAGTGCTCGCAAAAATTCCCACCTTCCCAGAGCACGTCCACTGCTTGCACTCCCCATCCGCACCTTTCCCAACCGGGGATCAGTGTTTCGTGACAAACGCTTCTCCAATTCTTCCGGACGCAATCTGAACAAAGTGCGGCTCCGTCAAAAGTTAGGAAGCTGAAAGGATAGCCTCCGGGCCAAGCGTAGCCTTCGCGGAGTGCTCTTTTTATTTGAATGAGGTTTCTTCGTTTCATTCGGCAACCTCCTTTGTCAGGAACTTGAGAAGGGGAGCGAAGAATTCCTCTTCCATCCTGAAGAACTCTTCTTTCAGAGCATCGCACGCGGAATCGTATTGGCTCTGGTGCCCAAACTTCTCCAGATTGGAGTCGAGCCTGTCCACGGCTCGCTCATACCACAATTCCCGAGCGTTTTCAGCTTCTCTGAGTCGCTCGAAAAACAGCTGTCTTGATGTTTTCATGCTCATGTTCTCCTCTCTGTTTAGTCTCTGCGGAAAAACTTCCCTTGGTGCTCGCAATAGTCAAAGCGAAGCATGCTATTCCAAACCGCCTGCCAGTCTACGCAATTGGTGAGCCAGCTGGGGACGTTTGAAAGATCAAAACACTCTCCCACAAGCTGCTCCGCAAACTCCGCCTCTGAGTCTGCCTCTCCCGAATAGGCGTCTTGAGCGTGTTCTAGTGTAGTGTGTTCCATCGAACATCCGACCGCTTCCGCATACGCCTCCCACAACTCCCGCTCCTCCTCTGAACAGTCAAGCCAATCCCACAAGGTATCAGAGAGGCCAGACTCCCCGTAAAAATCACGGGGGAATCCTTCAAAGTCTTGGAGCATGATTTCGGGATCGTGCTCGTCTTTGTGGAGCTTAAGGCATGCCTTCAGGAATGTCGCTCTAACATGCGCTTCCAATTCGACCCAAGCTCCTCGGAGGGAACCGTTTGCGTATTTGCCATACGTCCCAACGTAGACGCGGGGAGCGGTTGTTTGTGTGTGTGTGCTCATGTGTGTGTGATGGTTTAGCGAGACTCCACTGCAAAGGTTTCAACCCGGATCACGGTTCCGTTCCACTTCGTTCCCTCGGATTGGAGCCGCTTTCTCAAGATTCGCTCCGCCCCCCTTTGAGTGAGTCTGTAGGGTCGGAGAACTCTGCTTTCCAGCTCTATGTGTGCACCATATGAGGGGACATAGTGTGAGAATGTGATGATATTCAGTGTCTGTGTTTTCATGTTTTTGGTTATGTTTTCCCCTCACCGTGAGGGGACGGGAGAAAGCTTAGCTAGTCTCGTGCCAACCTCAACCCCGTTTTTGTTTTTTCTTTCACGCAACCCCTTTTTTCTCGCGTGAGTCTCTCTCCCTCACTCGCCTCCCCGCTCGCTCGCTCTGTCCGGTTCCCGTCTCCGGTTCCGCTCCCCTCCAATAAGCTTTGCTCTATCTATTCCCTATAGCTATTTCAGATAGCTATCTCAAATAACTATGCACGATAACTACACGCCATAACTACGGCCAGCCGGTATCCATTTGGGGCGGCTAAAAACTCCTACCATAGGCCATTTCTGATTTTTGAAATCTCTATACCAAACGGATTTCTGATTTTTGAATTTGCAAAAGCAAAAGGCTCCCACAGCCTGCGCCATGAGAGCCCTTTCGTATTCGGCTGCGTGCTTCGTGCTAGGGGCACTTCTCACGCGCCCGCCACGCTTCCAGTATCTGCACCCTCACCTCGTCCGGCACGCCCAGCAAACGCACCTCTCGCCAATCCTGTGACACATGTTTCTCGCCACAGTGAGCGCCACCGTTGAGAGCGCCTTTGCGTGACACCACGACTGTCTTGCAGGGCAGATGCACTCTGGCGATGTAGTGCTCGTCCTCGAACAGAACGTAGACGCTACGCTGCTCGCTGGCATGGATCGGGTAACGATACTGTCGTAGGTTTTGTTGAGCACTCATTTGAATAGTGGTCCGCAGGTTGGGCAATACTTGTGGTTCCAGCTCTTCTTGAAGAACGGAGCCCGACATTCGCTGTTGTGACACTTCACCTCTTTCTTGGGCTTCTTTGGCTTTGGTTTGCGCCTCAGGTTGTGGCTCTTGACCTTGCAGTTGTAGCTGCAATACATCGCTGGCTTGTAAGCCGTTATGAACTCGTTCCCACAAATCGCGCAGTTCTTGCGGATGTGGATCTTCTTGTTGGCTTGTCCTAGGCTGTAGACCATGGCGTGCTGCTCGCATAGCGGTCTGCCAGCAATAGCTGGATTGTTGCACTTGGCACATCGCTCTATGACCACCTTGATGAGGCCCTTGTCTTTTGCTGCATCCACAAGCTCCTTCATCTTTGCCGCATCAAATCCCATGTTACGGGGCTTGAACACCGGCATCGTGGAAGCGTTTCTGAGCCCATGAAAGGCTCGTCCATTCATAAGTCCGCTCATTACTTTGGCTTCATGCCCTCCAGCATCTTTTGTGCGATGTCCCCCGGCATCTCCAAGTGCATGTGCTGATGCAGTTGTTCAACACCGACATGCTTGGCTTCAAGAGCATTTAGCTTGTCCATGGCAATGCCAAGGGCCAGCACCAGATCCCGAGGAGCCATTGACGGCAGCTCCTCCATAATACGATCGGTGATGCCATCGACCATGGTCCGCATCTTGCCCTTGAGGGCAGCCTTGTGCATGGCTTCACGAAAGTGGCTGTCCTTATCGATTGCAGCAACACGCACCTCCTCGATGGTCGTGATGCCAAGGCCAACCTTGGAAGCGATTGCCGCTGGCAGGAATCCCTGAACGTACATGTCCAGAATCTCTCGCTTCACGTCTTCGGTGACAGACGCAAGTGGCCCCTTGCCGTTGACTTTCTCCACTGCAACGCCGGGGACATGGTCGGCTATCTTGACCCCGGACAGGCCCGCAAGCTGTCTTGCTCGTGCCTCTGGAGAGATGTTCCTAGGCTTCTTCGGCTTGTCCATTTTCAAGTCCCAATAGTTTCTCTGTCAGCTCGTAATGCGACTCAGCATACGCAGCAAACGGCTTTCCAACGTAAATAAAACGCTGGAGCGCTTTGTGCGTTGCAGGAGATAGCCCAGTTTCTTTCATCAGAAGTTCGATGAGATCGTTCATAAACGTGAACAGTTCCATATGGCCGTAGATAATTCTCGCACAATGCGACAGCAGATTGCCAGCTGACTCACGGTCGCAACTGATGACCTTAACGATGTTGCTGTCGCCTTCGAGCATCGAAGAGGTCCAAAGGACGTGACCGTTTTCTTCGCAGAGTTTCTTGGCAGCCAAGACCTTGGCTTCAAGTGTGGTGTTATCAATCATGGTTGTTTTTTTAGGGTTTCAATAGTTGACCGTCTGACTGCGTCTTCGGGATCGTATCCAAGCTCAACAAGGTGTTTCGCCACGATGGCTGGCTCGATAAGCGGAGCCGCAGGATCATAGCGCAGGTACTTGTCTAGATGCGGCCACCTGTCGAAGTTGAGTTGGCAACCGAAGTAGTCCCACCAAATCAGCTTGGCGATACAGGACTGCACTTCCTTCGGTAGCTTCTCGATCTTTTCCAGCCATTCCGATGGCGACCTGAAGATGCGATTCTTCATTTGATAGAGATGTACGTGCCGCGCTTGCCGTTTTCTATCGCAAACAGATCCGAGTTTCGCCGAAGAAACTCATCAGACCTGCGCCTGTTGAATCCGCCCCGGATGTTGAGCTGACTGACCGGCATACGCCCGTTGTTCTCCAGCACCCACTGGCGCACACGCTGCCGCCACACGTCGTTAGACAACCGAGCACGTCCCCTTTTCTTCTTCTTGCGTTTGATTGGCAACACAGGGTTCGGCTCGAAGTCCCGTGAAGTCAAATCAATGGGTGCATATTCGGAGTCTGACTCCTGATTTGCAAGGTACCAAGCCACAGTTAAGACGACTGAACCTAGCAGGACAGTCCCGATGAGTATGTACATTGATGTCATATTTATTGGATAAATGAGGCCGTTCTACCGCTGAACCGAAGGGTGGTCTCAACCCCACACGGTCCATTTCTCTGCCATGGAATCCCGATGATTCGAGACTCTGAACCTTCCTCCGCAGGAAGGCGAATAGCAAGCACACAAGTTGCGTCCTGCTGAATACTTCTACTTTCACGAGCCTTGCCTTGTTCGTTGAGCTGAGTAATGGCGATGACCAAACAATTCAGCTCTATTGACAGCAGACGCAGGGCTCGGCTCACTTCTGCCACCTCACGTTCACGGGTGCCTTCACGGCCAACGTCGCAGCGTACAAGCTGGATGTAGTCCACGAACATCACTCCAAGTCCGTGCTCGGTCTTTGCCATGGCCCGAGCGGTGGCCACTATCGAAGCGATGTCATGCAGGTCGTCACGAATCACAAGGTGGTTCTGTGAGATTGTCTGCATGGCCCGCTGAATCCCAAGCATGTGCGCTTGGGACTTGACTCCATCAGCCAGCGACCTCAACGGGACATCGCCCATTTTGGCTACTAGACGATCAACAATCTGTTCCGCAGGCATCTCCAGCGAAACGATCAGGATGCCTCGTTTCATCGCGATCCGTTTCCGGGTCTGTGGCTAGTGCTGTCCTTCTGGCCGACAAACCTTGTTGCCCAGAGTACAACCTCAATGTCCTCAGTGCTCTGATTCTCCGGCAGCAAAGCCAGTTCATCGCGCATGATCTCGCACTCAATCTCATGGCCGATGTGCATGACTTTGTAGACGATCTTGGGACGAGGCAGCTTAAGCGAATCGTTGATGACCCGGCTCATTCGCATAACACAATGCCTAGACATAACGAGGCATGATGATGCGTGTTTCTGGCAACCCCGGCCATGTGTCCAGCTCCTTGCAGAGCTTGTAATTCATAAGATCCTCGTCGATTGCATTCGCCGCGCCGATCAGGACTTCGGTGCTCGGGAAGACGTACTGAGCAAGGTGCGGGGGCTCCATGTCCACAGCCAGAAAGATGAAGCTGGGAGTTAACCCAAACACCTGCTGTGCTCCAAAGCGATACCACTCCGCCTGTACGTCATAACGCAGGTCGAAGAACGAACGATCAAAGTTGCTGATTCGCGTGACTGTCTTGAGGTCAATTATGACGTTCTCGTCGTTGAACTCGCCCATCAAATCCAGTCGTCCACGGCACTGCACGCCATCACGCTCCCAGTACAGCGACACCTCGCAATCATCCGAAGCGTACTGGATCTTCTCCAACAGCCGACGAGCTGAATCAGCGGCTCCAGTGATCTGAGCGTTCTCCTCTTCGGTCACGATGAGAAGCCCCACGTTTTGCTCGCAGAAGTCCTGCCAAGTGGCCTTTCCTTCCTTCGTGCGCCTGTCGCAGGCTGGAGCTACGGCAAAGGTCTGCTTGTTCTCCAGAACAAGGTCGTGAACCACCGTGCCAAGTTCCATAGCACGGGAGGGCTTGAATTCTTTGGTCTCACGATACTTCATGTAGGCTGGAGCCGTGTGGAAGTGGTCTAGCGTGTGTTTACTCAGCCCCTCTGAGGCTTGATATTCTGCCATCGATAGACCGCGAACGGCCTTAGTCACGAACTTTGTAGTCATTTAGGATTATCTTTGCGATTTGGTTATGTAGTTCTAGGATGGTCCCGTTGTTCTCAACGGTGAAGTCAACTCCACTGAGAGCTGCCTGACCCGCCTCCGATTCGTGCGTTCCGGCCTTGAGTCCATTCCGCACAATTCGTATGACGAGACCTTTGCGTTCATTCTTGATGAAGTCAACCTCGTTTTGAAAACGAACGTCAGTCCACACAGCCCGAGGCACTTGCAACATGCGTGAACGAGCACGGTCCACCCAAAAGTTGATCTTGTAAGCTCGGCCAGCAGAGCCCAGCTCCTGCAACAGGCGACGACCTTTGGCGTCCTTGTCTTGGTTCCATGTGAACTCGCGTTGAGCGATTTCCTTGATGGGATCGGCAAACGCCATTGGTTTCCATCCAAACTCGATGAGCAGTTCTGCCGCAGCGTTTTTGCCAGCGCCCGCCAGCCCGGTGAATGCGATGTCTTTAAGAAACATAGGTGTCGTTTACTTCAAATGCGTTGCAACCCACAATCCAGCCAGCTTTGTCACGAACGAGTTTGCTTGGCGACATGAGATCAGGGCGATCTGGCAGAGCCAAACGAACCACACTCGGGACGATGAACATGGTGTCTTTGCGGGGTTTCTCTGGGATGTTGGTGACTGACTGCACTTGAGCCACCAGCAGCGGTGTTCCCTCAATTTCGCCGACCTTCTCGTAGTGATAGGTGGCCTGAGAGATGTATCCAGAAGGCTCAATCGTAGAGCCGTTCGGAAGAATAACTGGATTCTTCGTGAGATTGATTACTTTCATTTAGGATGTTGGCGATGATGTTGAGGGCCAGCATGGTTTTGCCGGACTTGGTTTCTCCTCCGATGACAAGGAAATCTCCGAATCGAATGGGTGTCAAGTTGTCGAGCTTGGAATAACCAGTGCGGACTCGCATGGCTGTGTCGTCCCCTGTCTCGTACCGTTGCAGTGCATTCATTAGGATGGCGTTGGTGTCCTGCACTCGTGCTGGAGCCATCTCCCGGTGCAGGGCATCAATCGCCATGTACGTTTGCGACAGCAACTCTCCGGTGTCTTGGCTGATGTCCTGAATATCGTGCTGAAGCTGTGCTGCAATCGCCAGTAGCGCCCGCCGTTTGGCGTGTCTGCGAACAATCGTCAGCATGTCTGGCAATGCCGACAGAACAGCGCCATTGGTGCATACATCAGACACTTGATAAAACTCAGCACTCGGCATTCGTTCACGCACCTTCTCAAACAAGACCCTGATGTCGCAGGACGCACCCTTGGCAACCTGATTGGTGATTGACTCCACAACCGCTTTGGAGAATGGGTCCAGAATGTCAGCAGTGCTGAAGCGTGACTCGGTTGTTTTGGCGACAAACTCGTTTGGATAGTTTGCCGCGATACACGCCAAGCCAACCTCGGCCTCGGTAGCCTTTGGAACAAGATCCAGAGGCACTTCAACCCGTGACTTACCACCCTTCCGATACTTGGTTTCCATCAGTAGTTAATGTCGTCTGTGCCCTTGCACGGATTGGTGTCTTTGCTACGCCTGCATTCCGGCAGAGACGAGCGTTCAGGAATCGACCCATTCCCCGTTGCGTCTTGAGTTCCCGAGGATTGTCAATCAGAAAAGAGCGTGCCTTGAGGAACTCGGTGCGAACATGCGTCTCTCCAAACGCAAGCAGGAAATCACGAACAAGCGTTGGTGGAGCGACATAGAAGCCTCCGTTCTCGCAAGGGAACTGGAAGTTGTTGATGTCATCAGGCCGTTCCGGTTGCTCGGGTTGCGGCTCTAGCTCTGGCTCAAATTGCTTCACCGGCTCTGGCTCTTGCGGCGCTGGATCCTGTTCTTGGGGCTTGGCTGCCTCAGGAATGGGGATCTGCTCCAGCTTGAGTGTGGATACAGCGACAGGCGCACAAGGCGTCGTTATTGAGGTTGTTCCGTCTGTCGGGATCTCAAGCTGTACGGTGGTACCATTTTGTGCAGTTACGGTTATCTTGATCATGCTTTCTAGGTTGTTTCTTCTTTTACGAGCTTCACAAATTTCATCACGTTGTCTTCTGGGTCAATCGCAATCCCAACTCCATGGCGGCGCATGTAGAGTTCCAGCGCATCGCAGACCCACCTTGTTTCTTCGCTACCGATCTCAAGGGACATGAGTCCAGCTGGAGTCAGCTCAACTGTTTCATCGTCGCTGTTTTGTAGTTCGCTCATTTCGCTACCTCCTGCATCTTTTCAACAGGCTTCGCTTTCGGATTAGCCTGCACTGCTCGTTTATTCCAAAGGCGGATTGCTGATTTTTGATTAAAACTTTCTGGCCCTCTGGCAATGCACTGAAAACAAACCACAGCGTTTTTAAGTTCCCAAAACATTACATGCGAGTTGTCTTCGCCGCAAAACGGGCATGGTTGTAGTTTGCTCATTCCGCCTCCTTAAGTTCTTTCATAAGTGTTCTAAATGCTCGTTCTGCCGTTGCCGGAACTACTCCGTTTCCCAGCAAGCGCAGTTCGTCGGTTCGATTATCGCACAACTCGGCATAGTCCAACCCACCGGCAGGCCCATCAGCGTTTCTACCCAGCGTGGATTGAGTTTGCCGCTCTGCGTCCGCTCCACCATCGGCGTGAGCTCGCTGTACTCCCGCTCCTCGTTCCCGCGTCCACTCTTGTGATCCCGCGCCGTAGGCGTTGCCCAACTCGCCTGTGTCCCAAGGTGCAGCATCGATCCCGGCTTGCAGTTCGTTGGCCCCGGATTGCGCGAGTCTGCGCTTCGGGGCGTCACCCACGACTCTAGGCGGCTCCCATGCGTGCTGTGGTTCTCTAGGGCGGCTGGGCCAGAGATTTCCATCGATGCAATTCTCCGCAGGATTCTCCCGCCTTTGTCCAGCTTTGCAAGAAGGCTCCAATTTGTCCCTTGATCCTGCGTTTCTGAAGCAGTCGGAGTGGGCCAAGATGAACACTCGCTTTCGCTGATGAGGCGCTCTGACTTCAGCCGCGCTGAATATGCCCCACGTCGTTCTGTAACCCATTCGTCCCAAGTCGTGCATGACGTCACGCAACCCAAGGGTAATGTGTCCTTCGACGTTCTCGAAGAAACAGAGTCTTGGTTGCAAAACTGAAATTCCGTTTGCGATGTAAGGCCAGAGGTGGCGCTCATCGTCGGCTCCAAGACGTTTTCCAGCGGCGCTAAATGGTTGGCATGGGTAGCCGCCAGAGAGGATGTCCACCAAGCCTCGAAAAGACCCCCAAGGAAAGGATTTGAGATCAGTCCAGATCGGAGCCGGGTCAAGGTGCCCGCTTTCCATTCTCGCAAGTAACAACTCGCACGCGAACGCTTCGATCTCCGAATAAGCGACAGTTCGCAAGCTCGGGATGCATCGGCGGAGTCCAAGGTCAATGCCTCCGTATCCGCTGCAAAGGCTAATGTGCGTGGGATTATCCACATTGGTCCTCCTTCAACGCCTCAACGGCAATCGCCTGCTCAAGTTTCCCTCTGCAAAATCCACAGCAATTCCCTTTTGCGATTTCAGACAAAGCCGACTCAAGCCGCTTGATGCGCTTGTTGGCCCACCACATCGCCCCGCAGGCAACGTGCATCGAATGCCGGATGTCGTCCGCCTGATGATCGGGCAGGCGCTCCTTCCACCACTCGCGGTCTTTGGCGAGCATGTGCAGATCTTGCCACGCCTCACCCAAAGACAGGTGCAGATCCAATCGGTTCCATAAATCTACAGCCTGCTCTTCCGTGTCCACCTCAGGTCCACGAGCCCAGCACCTATTGCATTTGATGCTGTGCATTCCGCTGACCCATGTACAGATGTTTAGATCTGTGCATTCACAGAATGGACAACTTGCAATCCACCACTTGTTGACTTCGCTCATTCCGCCGCCTCCTTCCATTTCCCAATCGCCTTCAAAAACGATTCAGCCCGTTGGCGAGCAGTTGCGCTGTAAGCCCGTCTTGATACCGTTCCTTTGAACCCATAATACACAGAATCGTACAAGATTTCAGCGTACTGTTTCCACTGCCAATCGGAGAGCGACTGCTCCGCCTCGTGCATGGCGTTGAGGTCGTTGCAGTAGTCGGGCAAATATCCGCAAACGTTCCATTTAGCTCCCGGAGGTTTCGGAGGCCATCCCCGCAGTTTATGATTGTGCGATACTCCGCTATTATTCAATGGAGTCCACCCGCACGCCTCGGCGATGGCGTGGTTGATTTGCTGGTCTGTCATGCCTTGTACCCCCATACTTCCCAGTCGGTTTGTTGAATGCTGTCATGGCTAAGAGCAAACTCTTTGTCTCCTCCCATAAGCAGTTGTCCAAGATGTCCTTTGGTAATGTTTTGCTTTGGAGAGAAGAAGCCTGCTCGTTTGATCATTGCGACAGAATCTGTGTTCCACCATCCAGATTGCAAACCACTCAAGGCGGAACTGAATGACATGTTTCCTTGCAACAACACCAGTTGCTCAGGTGACAGGCCAACCCAATCGTCGGCGATCAGGTCTTTGATCATGATTCCATCGTAGATAAACTTCCTCCACCCCTCTCGCCGGACTTTCCATCCTTCCGCGATTTTGTCGATCAACTCACTGCGTTTGATTTTAATGCTTTGTGTCATATTTGGTTTTTTTAGGTTGTGCCGTCTCTCCGGCTGTCACACCACTCAACGACCGGCTACCGGCCCAAGTCACCCCAAATACTCAGAGTGGCAGGTGTCGCTCTCCAATTGGAGGAGAATTGTCTTACTCTGATCCACTTACCGTTGGTGGATACATCATCCCAGCCGCTAATATCAGCAGGGCGTCACTGGTAGCAAGCGTGACATTAACGTGCGGGAAACGACGTTCTGCCTCGCTCTTGAGCTTCCGCTTCCACTCAGCCTTGGGCTGGCCTTTTGCTCTTGAGCCAAGCCCAAGCGCCTTCTGCCATGCCTGAGGCTTAATGCGGATCACGGTGTAGCCTAGCGCCATCAACGCGCCCTCCAAGAACCCGAAGTTGTGGAACAGAACAGCCACCGTGCTGCCGGGGATGTTGGCTCCGGTGAACTTCGGCACGTCCTCGATGAAGGCCACGTTGACTTCATGGTGCAGAGTTTTCAACCGGGTCACTATTTCACCCGGAGTCTTTGGCAACGCAAAGGCCCCTGACTCAGAGCCCATGCGCCATGCCAATCCTCCAGACGCACCCGGATCAATAGCGATTGCGTTCATGGAGTGCCCAGTACAGAAAACAAGCGACAAGGATTGCCTCAACGAGGAAATCAGAATCCAATGTCATCTCCGTCTAGATCAAGGTCGAGCGGCTTGGACTCCGGCTTTGGCTCAGCGGGCTTCTTTGGCTCGTTGAACACCTTTGCAAGCCCTGCACGTTCTGCGCTGATAAACAAGCTGGCAACGCACGCCTGCATGTGCGCCTCGCTCATCTGTTCCACCTGACCGGACACCCAGCCAGCGGCCTTGCAGCACTCAACGTACAACTTGGCGTTGGCAAAGATCACCTTCTTGGCGTCGTCCACGCTGGACACCGTCGTGATCGCTGCCGGAGCGGTATTCCCGTTCGGGAACTTCTCTTTGACCACAAACTCATCTGCTTGATCGAGGATCGCGGCTTTCTCCGTCACCTTCAGTTCGTTGGAAGAGCTGTGCTTGGAGAACTGCACAGACAAACCATCAAGCCCCTTCTTGCCAGCTTGAGACTTGATGGTGATGGTCTGGCCTTGCAGAGACTTCATCTCGTCTTGAATCCAGAACGAAGCGCGAACTTCGCCGGTTCCGTCTTGAAGCACGCAGCTTTGCACGCGCCACGGGCCGTACTTGCCTTCTCCGGTCTTCGGCGGGAAAACCGCCTTTACGTTGACTGTCATCTGACCGATGACTGTTCCGTCTGCAAGGTTTTGCAGATCTTTGATCTGAGCAACTTTCATATGATGATTGTAGGATTTACGTCATGCCGTGATCGCACGATCACACCAACACGACGCGAGCCACCTCAGCGGGAAAATTGAGGCGCGTCAATCATCATCGTCATCAAAATCTTCATCATCCTGATCAGACGACTGTTCACCTAGCCAAGTTTCGGTCTGATACATGCGGGCCAACATGTTCCCGCAGCCGCAGGAGATCTTGTAGGTAACGTCCTGCCCCGGAACGTGTTTGCTTGTGAAGACTTGAACTGTATCAAAGAACTCAGCCAAACACGCAACTGCTGCTTCAACTCGTTCTTCATCAGTCATTTGCCCATGTAGAAGTGAATGACACTACGGATTTGGTTTTGATCGGTCAGAATCCGAAACTTCTTCATCGGAACCTTTTTACTCAAAAGATGTCGAGACACCGCCCTCTCCGGTAAGCCACTGCGCTTAATCAGCGTGCTCAGTGGCACCCATCCGGCAGGTGGGGGCTGCGGGGCCAGCTCTGCCATAAGCATCGAGACTGCCTTGTCTAGACTGGAAGCCTGAACTTTCCCTGTTGTGTTTCTTTTGCTAGCCATATCACGGTTTCATTGTCGCAGTACTCGCCCCAAACAAAGCCACGGCTCCAACTCGTTGTGGCTCTTCGGTTTGCAGCATACTCAGCCTTGCTCGGATCACCCAGCCAACCAACGCAGTAGCCAGTTGGATGCTGCCTGTTGCGGCCCTCAGCTTGACTCACACGATGAATGTGCGCGATGACAACTTTGTTCGCAGATCCTCCACAGACCGCCTCAGCATGATCTCGTAAAGCCTGCTCGTTAGCCATGTAGCCGTGCCCAAACAAAGCATCTCCAATCTGCCTCCAGCCGTGCTGGAAGTTGTAGTTGACAATCTCGCAGGACACCCGCTGTGCGATCTGATCGTATATCCTTGCAGCAAGACAGGCCACAATCGCTCGTGGATGCTGCATGAGTCGGATCAGACGATCCTCATGGTTGCCAAAAAAGTACAGCGTTGGCTCAAGTTGCGATAAAAAATGCAGGCCGCTCTCGATGTCTGCTGTGGGGTCGGTAGACTCGTCTTTTGAGCCAATCGCTCCGGTCCTGAAGCACGCTAGGTCAATGGCATCACCAAGGTGCAGAGTGTGCTGTGGCTTCCAGCGTTCCTTGAACGCCAGCACCTCCTTGAGCAACGCCTTGTCGGCGTAATGCCCATGCGAGCAGCCGACAGCCATAAATCGCCGCCAGCGCCGTGTGATGTTCGCCATGCGGCTACTTCTTGCGTTTGGCTGCCTGAGCCTTGCGCTGGACGCTGTACGCGATTGCCAGAGCCTGAGCCTTGGGTTTCCCGGCCTTTAGCTCCGCTTTAAGATTGGAAGTGAACGCCTTGTCTGTTGCTGACTTTTTAAGGGGCATAGCTTTGATCCTTGATGTCTTTTTTGGCACGCTTGTATGCGTCCAGATTGGCTCTCTTGCGGGCTGCATCTACGCTGTCGTAGATTCCCATGACCTGACCTGTGGGGCCTAGCAAACGGGCTTTCTGGCCGTCCTTCGAGATGATTCTGTAGCCAGCCAGACTGTCGTCGAGAACGTAGCCTTGGCCGATCATCTCCTTGCGAAGAGCCTTGTCGTTGAAGGCAAGCTGCACGTTCCGCTCTTCGAGTTGTTTGAGCGCAAACTCGTTGCCTGTGACCTGCCACGCTTGGTTGATCCGCTTTGCCAATGCGCCCGCCTCTGGAGCTTCTATGTTGAGTCGAGACAGCTTGATGAGTCCGTCACGCACCGGACCAGACTCGAATATGTGCGCTGCGGTGTAGATGCTCGCAGAAGCAATCGTTGCTGCTTCTGGGCCGAGCGCCGAGTAAAGCCCTCCTCCTATGAAGGGAAGGAAAATCTTATTCCCAGTCAACGGATTTGCCCCAATCTTGCTAGAAGGCTTTGTGAGCTGAATGTGCTTCAAATATCCGTCAACAGCGTCGTAATCTTTCCCTTTGAAGATGGCCTTAATCTTTGGCTCCATAGCCTTCATGTTCTTAAAGAACAGATCTGTAGAAATGTCTGCTGTCTCCGAAGAGAACGATTTTTCCACAGCGTGCTGAAGCAGTCTTGTCTTGGCGATAGCCTTGCCTTGGTCGTTGAGGTTCTTGACCAAAATATCAAATGTTCCCTTGTCAGAGTGGAGCAGAGCATTATCGATCACAGACGGGTTGATCTCGCCAAGGTTCAAAGACTTCTTGAATGAGGAAACTTTCCTTTCCTTTGCCATCTCAGCAAGGTCTGCGTTGGCAGCAACCCACTTCTTGTAAGCGTCCTTGCCGCCCTCTTCCAAGATGAAGCTGCCGATGTCTTTCTTGATATAAGAGTACAGTAATTGCTTGGTTTTATCGGCTGCGTCTTTGATGACCCCAAGAGCAGGATCAGCCAGCAACGTGCCAACTTGCTTGAGTTGCTCGTCTACCTGACTTGCAAGTTTCCCTTCAACAAGGAACACGCCAGCGTCTCCGGCTGATTCTGTGAAAAGAATTTTCCCGCCTATGCCTTGAAATGGCTTCCCTTCTGGCGTGAGAACTTTTGCCAGAGATTGCGGCAGAGCCCCAGCAAACTCAACATTGTATGGCACCGCAGGCGTTCCCACCAAAACAGGCCTCTCAACAAGTCCGTTGCGGATTGCTCTTAACTTGTCAATCAACGGTGCATTTGTAATGTCGTTCCTCTTGCTAAGCTCGGTTATTTTACCGTCAATAAAATCAAGAGTATTTTTAACTGGAACAGCTTTGCCACTCTTGTCTAGAGACTCAAAGATTGGCTCAAGCTGTTTTTTCTTTAATGAAAGCCTTGATTCCCGCTCTGCTAACAATGACGAAGACAGTGGTTCAGCGTAGTCAGTTCCGTGTACATACCCAAATTCCCTCAACAAGTCGGCCATCGCTTCTTTGTTTTGCTTGACCTGTCTTTGAGCCTTTCCTCCCGTTGCAGCTTCCAAGACGTTATAAAGCATCTGCTGAATACGTCCCTGTGGTCGGAACACGTCTGTGGCCTTGACATCCCGACCAGCAGCCTTAGCCGCTTCTACAGCAGCATACGTCTCTTCCGAGGTCATGCCGGGAACACGATTCAAGATAGGCTTCTCCGCCACACGCAATCTTGATGCGGCAGATGCGCCAACAGATCCACCAAGCCCACCAACAAAGCGAGCCACAGCCTGACCGCCATCTTCAGCGCCAAACGACTGTGCAACCTGTCCAGCGCCTTCTGCGCCAAGCACAGCGCCCACTCCAGCAGCAAGCTGTTCGGTTGGGTTCTCAGACAAGAACTGGCCGATTCGTTTGACAAACGGACTTGAGCCGGGGTTTTCCAAAAGCATCATCCCGGAACGAATCGCAGAACTGGTGTCAGCGGTAACGGTCGCAATGTCTTGAACGATCTTTCCGGCTTCTGTTTTAGGACGAGACACGCCCAGCGCGTCAAAGATCCGCTCAAAGCCTTCAGATGGTGTGGCAAAGTTGGTTCCAAACAGCGCATTGACCCCGATTGTTACAGGATCAAGAACCATCTTTGTAAGTCCAACTGTTTGTGCCCCAACAACAGCCATGGGAGGCCCTCCCAGCATCAATCCAACGGCAGCTCCTGCTGCATACGGTCCAGCTCCACGAATGACGCCAGCGGTTCCCTCTTTCATGCCAGCCACAAGGGCTTCTTGGCTTAGCTGCTGTTCAACCGCCTGAGCCCTTTGCTGGGCTTCCTGAGGAGAAGACGGTAGTCTGAAGCCGCCCTGAAATGCAGCGGGTTCAGCCGCCGCTGGCTGCTGTTGCTGGGCTTGTTTCCCAGACAACTCAGCCATGATCGAGTCAAGAAACACCAAGGCTTCAGCGTCTCCCATAGCCTTCTGAACGGAAGCAGAGGGAGCCTCCTCTGGCCGGGCCGGAGCTGCCTGCGGCTGCTGCTGGCTTTGCTGAAGCTCCGCTAATAGCCTGTCAATCTGCGCTGAAGTTTCTTGGTCGCTTGGCATAATTACCTCATGTCCTCGCCTTTAATCTGCACTCCAAACATTGAGTTCTCAATCTTTCCCAAAGCATTCTGAGCCCTCTTCCTGACTTCTGGAGAATAATTTGAATTGCCTATTATCTCCTTGATCGTCTCGACCCGTGGATCTTGATCCAACTTTTTCAGGCGTTGCGTAGCCGCAAACTCATCCGCCTTCTTTGCATCCTTGGCGTCCTCTTCTAAAAAGAACTTCGGTCTGTAGACGCCAAGCTTTTTCTCGGCAAATTCAGGGTTAGTCGGCAGAACCACACGTTGCATAGCTGTGTCTGAATACGACTTAGCCAAGTCATCGTAAATAATCTTGACCTTCGCAATGTACGCCTGAGGATTGGCGGCAAGCTTATCTATGACTGCCTTGTATGCAGGGTCATTGGCATTTCTTTGATTTAGGAACTCTTCTTTTGCCCACGGGTTAAGTGGACTCAAGTTCCTTGCACGAGCCCATTCCCTGAATTCCTGAAGCTCTGGAGCCCTGCGGCTAAACTCGTTGTCCTGTTCTGCGTCAGATGTTCCCTTGGCGCTGTTCACCAAGGTCGTAAGAAACGTGCGAGCAAGAGACGTTGCAAACTGTGGATCTGTCCTTGATTTCTCATCTACGCTCTTGATTGAGTTGTAGAGCATGTTAAGCGAGTCCCTTTTTTTCTTAAAGTCATCGCTGTTTACAAACTCTTTTACCACATTGAAGTCTTCTGTGTTTATAAACGGCTTCAATGACTTTTCAGCCATCTTGTCCAAAGGCTCCATCCGAGTCTTGATTATGTAGTCGGCGGAATGCCTGTCCCCGGCACGCATTGCTGCATCCGCTGCGCGAAGCACCTGATTCCTCCTCAAGTTCAGGTCGTCAGCGATTCTCTGCTGATTGAACTCGTAGTTGTCCAACCCAAACATGGCCCGCTCTGGAGCCAACTGCCGCTGCGGAGCCTGCTGTGCCGCTTGAGCCCGCTGTTGCTCTAGAGCCTGCTGAACCAGCATAGCCTCCTGCTGCTGAACAGCCTGCTGTTGCGCCGCCGCATTTCTGGCGTTCACAAAGTCCGTCAGCGCACCATACGGATCGTTGTAGTACCTCGAAGACGAAATATCAGGCTGATTTGGCATATCTTTGTTTTTGAAGACTAATAAGGGACAGCCGTTACATCAAGAGGCGGAGGGGCATTGTTTATCTTAAGACTATCAGGAATGGACATGAACCAAAGAGAAACAGATCCTTTCCCGCCTGAGCTTGATCCAGACGGAGCGTTCGATGGCAACGCCGGAACAGGGACGTAGCCTCCATCTGATGTTCCGTAATCGATTGGAACAGCTCCGCCTCCACCTCCTCCGCCACTTGTAATTCCCTTAAGAAGCTCCTGCTGTGCCATCTGCTGTGCGTTGTAGAACGCTTTTGTGGCCTGTTGATTCTTGAATTGGGCTCCTTGCATTGCCGCTCCAATGATCTGGTTGGAGTATTGCGCTGCCCCCATCTGACCATACTGGTCAACATAAGAGTTGAAGTTCTTGAGCTGATCCTGCCGCTGTTGATCATCTAGACCAAGCATGTTTTGCGCTAAGTAAGGATCGCTCAGCATGGCCTTGGTGATGTTGTTCTGGCTTTTGGCTGTGTTGTAGTTTCTCAACATGCCAATAGCCTGATCCCCAAAATCACCGCCACCTCCGCCACCTCCACCACCACCTCCTCCTGCCGACTTCATCATCCCAGTCCCACCACCAGCACCACCACCATCAAGACCGGACGATGCTCCGTAAGCCTGCAATCCTGTTGATAGGATTTTCCCATACATCCTAGCGTTTTCTCCAGCGGTAGCATATCTTGCCTCTCCAGCAGCTTTTGCCACAGCATCACTGATAGACAGCCATGGAGTCGCAGCCGCTGCTGGATTCATTGGGAACTGACTTCCCCCAAATGGTGTAACTGGTCTTGCCATAAATTAACAGTTAAGCAGTTGCTTGGTTGATTTTAGAATCCATCCATTTTCTTATTGCATTCTTAATCAACGGTTTATTTTTGATAAACAACGCAAAGCGTTCTCCGTATTTAACATACAATCTAAAAAACCAATTTGGAGCCATAGCAAACATCCATGCTCTAAATAGTTTCCATTTTGGATTTTCTTTCCCATACACCTCTCTAGCCACCCAACAAAATAAGGCCGCCGCTCCAAGTCCAACGCCTGTTCCTATCATATCTCTTGTTTGAGATCTACGCTGCATTTCAGCGTTATAGGTTGCCATGTTTTGCTGATACTGCTGTGCTGCTTGACCAGACTTTTGCATGTAGTCTGTCATTGCGGTCCCGAATCCTGTTTGCGATTCTGGACTGAACAACTGCGGACCCATCTGCTGCTGCCCAGCAATAGCCATGTTTGCTGCCGTGCCTCGTTCGCCTTGCAAAATAGGCTGGTTTGTGAACATCTGCAACGCCGGGGCTTGAGCCGCCTGCTGCTGACCCAGAGCGCCGGCCGCCATCTGCGCCTGCTGCGCCTGAAGACCGATCTGTCCAGATTCTCTTGCGAGAGCTGCCTGTTCTCTTTGAAGCGCCTGAGCAAACTCTCGTTGCTGAATGTCTTGCTGCATCCCTTCTCTTGCAAGAGCTTGAGAAAACTCTTGAGCTTGGGCTGCCTGAGCAAGCTGTTCCCGATTCAATGCCTGAGCGTAAGCCTGCTGTTGAGCCTCTTTCAACATGGATTCCCTGCCCATTGCTTGAGCGTATGCCTGCTGCTGTATCTGTTGCGCCAGATTCTCTCTTGCAGCTTGCTGTGCGAACAACGCCTGCTGCGCTTCCAAACCGTATTGTGCTACATACTGCTGACGCGCAAACGCCTGTTGAAGAGCAGGAGTATAAGCCTGCTGCACCATGCCTTGAAGAGCGCCTGCTGTAGCCAATCTTTGCTGCATCCTCTGGTTGGCGTACTGCTCACGTCCCAAGATCTCAGCGGCAATAGACTGACCACCAAGCGCCATTCCACGAGCGGCATACGCAGATCTAGCTGCCTGTTGCGAAATCCTCTCTTCCTCTGGAGTCAACTTGCGACCGGCTGACAACTCTTCAATCGCTCTTGCTCCAGCAAGCTCTGTGGCTTGCCTTACTCCGGGCATTGACTCAATGTACTGTTGAACAAGCCTTTGGTCGATGTTCTCAAGTCCGCTCTTCAATGAAGGCCCAGCTACATCGCGCAAGTACCCAACCTCGGCAGGACCAGAAACACCCTGAAGTTGTGTTCCAAAAGAATACGCTCCAATGTCTTTAAGGTTCTGTCCGAGACGATACGCTTGAATTTGCCCCAAAAACTGTCCACCAGAAGGCTTTGATATTTCAGAGAGATAACTGGGCATCTCCTTGCGTTGAGTGGCCGCCAACGCAGATTGACGAGCCAAATCGCCCATCGTTGCCACAGCTTCCTTGTAGCCGGGGGTGACCCCAGCAAGAGTCTCTTGGAAAGTAGGTAAAAACCCCTTTAATCTCGCAAGCTCGTTTTGCTTGTTAAGCTCTTGATATTTTGCCTCAAGCCCAGCTATTTGCGGGTAATACTTGCCAGCAGCGGTTAATTGTTGCTGTGCAAGATAATCAGCAATTTGCGATTGAAGTTCAGCGTATTGTGGCTGCGTTTTCTTCTCAGCCTCAAACAGCGGTTGTGACAAATCAATTTGCGCCTGAAGAACGTCACGCATTGTTTCAGCGTACGTTGGCGTCTTAACAGGAGCAGGGGCAGGAGGCTTAGGCGGGTCCCTAAGCTCATTGATGTGAAACGTATCTCCAATCCAGCTAAATAACCCCATAGTATTACCTGTTTATTGCAAATGCAGCTTGATACGCATAGTCATATCCTGCGCCTGCTGTTGGTGAAGAAAAGAAACCAATATGGCACCCCATAGAATTTGAACCAAACCCTTCTTGGACGTTTTGAGAGGAAGTGTTTGCGGTCCTTCCATAGTCAGGCAACGGCACAGCGTATAGTGTGGCAGACGTTGTTGCTGTAAGGTATGTTGACAGCGCCCCAGACACAATAGCTTCTGTTACTGAAGTCGGAGTTGTGTTTGTTTGGCTTCCTGTCAACAAATCAGTCTGATAGTTGGCGTAGTACTTTGACTTTGCAGACATGTCAATGTACAGGCTCTTCAAGTTGATGTTCTTTGAAGAAGGATTTACGTAAGAGTTGTATATGCAAGACAGCTTTCCAGCAAGGTATGTATTCCCAGTTGGATTTCCTATTGCTGTGGTTTCTGTAGTTGTAACATAAAACCTGCCTATGCTGTTATCTACAAACGTAATCTGATACAGTTTCCCGGTTAAGCCAGTCTGCGCTTCAATCCCAACGTATTGACCAACGACAAAAAACGGAGAAGAGGCGTTGTTGTAGTTGTATGGCGCTCCAATCGGAAAGTTTACGATCAACTGCGTGCTGCCGTTGATACGGCCAACCGTAACGTCAATGAACTCAGCCTTGGATAGCGTGTTGGTTGCGACTGTAGCGTTTGAAAAGACACCACGACAAACCGACTTTGGAAGTGCATCCAGTTGGCTTTTAACGATTGCCGAGGTGGATGTCGTTTGCAGGGCAGCGTTTAGCGACAGGTTCCCGCTGGGGATCGACAGCGAGCCAGTCATGGTGCCCCCACTCAGAGCCAGCTTCTGGTCAACGTAAGACTTGTGCGCCGCTTGTGTTGGCTGTGTCGGATCTGCCGCAGGAAGGCCAAGAGCGCCGGTCAACGTGCCTCCGGTCAGGTTGAGCTTAAGATCCAACGCCGCTTGCTGTGCCGTAGAGATCGGCTTTGCTACATCACTCGTGTTGTTGACGTTGCCAAGACCAACCTGAGCCGCTGTCGTTGAGTGCGGGTTTGACGTGTTGGTTGTGTGGGCCGAAAGCTGAGTTACCGTTGCAAACCCTGTCACCAGCCCGTCTACGTACTGCTTTGGTGCCGCCTCAAGAGCAGACGCTGGGTTGCGGTTAAGCACCACCGTTGACGAGTTTTGCATCGTCAGGTTGCCACTCATCGTGTCTCCAGCTTTGTTCACTGGAGTGTACCCAATGCTGCTGTTAAACACCTGAGCATCCACGTACCCCTTTGATGCCGCAGAGAGGGCGCTAACGGCTGCTGTGGAAGACAGCGTGAGCGGAGCTGTCATTGGCACAGTACCGTCTGCCTTGATAAACCCAGACGTGTTTACGAGGCCAGTAACCTGAGAAACAAGCGCCTTGCCAAGGTTAGCTCCTTGAGCAATCAGCAGATAATCTGTTCCCGCCGGAGTCAGGGCAGTCTGAGCCGTGATGGCTTGTCCCGTCAAAGATGCCCCGTCAACAAGACCGTTAAGGCTGGATGCCGTTACAGTATCGCCCGTTGCAAAAGTGGTTCCTTTTTGGATCTGTGGCATACTATTCCTGTGACTCCATGTTTCTGTTGCTCACAATGGCATAAAGACTACTGCCTTTCAACTGTGGTCTTCCCTTTAAGAAAACTGTCTCAAATTCCATTGTTGCTCCCCTAAGACCAATCCTAGGCCGAAGCGTGCTGTCGTGAGTTGTTGACCCGCCAAACTCGTATGTCAAAACCGTCTCTTCAGCATCAGGATCGTGCGTCCTGACAATCAAGCTGATGATGTCTCCGGGCGTGTTGTTGAACTGGAACTCTCCACGGCTAAGACGCTTGGCTTGGATGTTGTCAAAGGTGTACTCACGGCTCTTCAGACGGGCATCGATCGGAACAGTTTGGCTTTCGTCCTCAATCACCGCAGGAATCACAAACGGAAGCGTTGGCCTTCCGTTGATGGTCTTGAACTCATCTCCTCCATCAATGTCTTCGGTCAGGAAAATGCCACCGTAGTTGGCTGATCCAGAAAACCTTGTCATCAAGAACAAGCGCCTTTTACCACCATACTGACACACTTGCCAGTCGTCCTGATACATAATATCAGTTCCAACTATTGGATAAATATCAATAGACTCCCAGTTCTTGTTAAGAGTGTTGTATACAAGCGTTTTTGTGTTTCTTGTTGCTGTTCCAGTTGGAAGAGAGATATAGAACCGATTGTCATAATAAACCGCGTTTGCTTTAGATACAGCAGCGAAGTTTACATCATCGAAGAAGTCGTCGATTGGCTCAGATAGCGGCAGTGTTTCGCCAATGACTTTGAGATCCAACTGAGGAGTCAGCATGTGAACCCCCTTGCCGGACATAAAGAACACGAACTGTCCCGCTGCCACGATGGACTTCCTTGCTACGCAACCCACCTGAGTGGTCACAACGCTAACGAACGATCCAGCTCCCGGAGGCGCACCGGGATCAAAGCTGTCGGTCTGCACGTAAGCGATGTAGATCGATCTGGACATGAACACCAAGAACTGGTTCTCGATCCATGGCAACACACCAACAATCGAATCGTTGCCTCCTTGGTTGATCTTGAAGTTGTTCAGAGTCAGATCAAATGTCCCTTCAAGGATGTCAGATACAGCAAGCTGATCGTCGCTGTACTTCACAACCAAACGGTTCTGAAAGTAGAAACCAAAGTCCCCGCACGGCACAGAAATCGTGATCCCTGTGTAAGTGCTACCAGACGCTGGAGGCAGGT